CTTGCCCATGCCATTCATAGGAGTGTGCGTAAAACCAACATCCCCAATGAAGTACATTTCGCCATATGGTGAGTAAGTCCATCCATGATCCTCTATAGTAGAGTATAACAGTTGATCAAGCAGTTCGACAGCCTCTGGGTTTCTGTTTGTGTATGACCAGATCCTGTCTTCGTGATTACCAAGTGTGATGTGTTTTGGCACATCATATCCGTCTAACCCGTTATCAAAAGCTCTTATTGCCTGTTGCAGACTAAACATATCGTCTTTGAATGCTGGCTTTTGTTTTCCTTTCAATGTGTCGTTTTTGTCAAATCTGTTTAAAGAATCACAGGTAGCTATATCACCAATCTGTATAATCTGATTCACCTCATTGATTCTAGCATATGCACCCATAGCGTAGAACCTTGTCTTATCAGGTATTGATGGGCCATCATGGCAGTCTCCAATGGCAAGAACCCTCTTTGTTTCTGTTGGGTTGCTCTTTCTTGGCTGAAGCCTCACCTTGTTTTCTATAACAATGGTTTTGTTTATTACCTCTTCTGTCTCTTCAGGCGGTATAAAACCTTCCTGAATTGCCCTTCTAACCCTAGAGTTAAAAGTTTGATAAGTAACTCCAGAGTGTGGAGCGGCTTTTTTTAGAGATCTATTATATTTTAAATATAGATCTGCTGTTTGCTGTAATACATATACAGCGTGTTTCCTTGGCATTGTCTTGTCCCCAGACACGATTTAAGGTGTTATTATAATACCATATTTGTAGTCCCCTACAAATATCAGCTACTTAGTTATACCTTTCACCTTTTCCACGGTTCTGAGGCCACCTAATCCAAGCATTCCTAGCAAAACAGTCATAAGGCTATCCATATCGAAACTAGGAAGATCTGGCGCTACCATTCCAGCATATGCAAAACCAAAAATAATCATGGGCGCTAAGACAAAATGCCATATCATGGCAAAAGCCAGCCCCCAGCCCAGAAAGGGACGCCAGCCAGCCACAAATATGCTTCTGTGATGGGCCTCGGCTTTATTTATTTCTATTTGCCCCATGTTGGCTTCGTGCATCTGGCGTTCTGCCATAGTTGCTATTTCATGGGCTAGTTTATTTTTTTGATCTTTATCTTCAATAAACTTGTCTAAAAGACCCGTTACCGGGCCAATCAATGCTTGCAACATTTTATGCTCCTACATACACAGATCTTCATACTTTGTTGTGTGCAATCTATGCTCTGACATATCGCCAAACTTGCACGACCACAGTCTTCTTATCCATTTGATCATAATTGTGTCCCTTTCAGCTGTACGCACTTAAACTGTTTTGGCATCATAGTTCCGTTATGTATCATCCCTATATCATTAGCCATTTCATAGGCTCTTTGTTGACATCTTTCATACGTTTCGTATGGCCCTCTTCTGTCGTGATATTCCCAACACATCTGTGGATTACCAACAAGACAAGCTAGGACAATTACTTTATACATTAACCTGTTCCACTTATGACTGAGTCTTCTCTTCTTTTGTTGTTTTGGCTTCATGCCCAAGATACAAACCAAAAACCCCTGTCATGCTACCAAGAATGACGGATACAAATGTAGTAGCCCCCATATTTTGATCTTCTGGCGGCAAATTCATAAACCATTCGGCGCATCTCCAAGACATAACAACGCAAGCAAGCATTGTTATGCGAGCCGTAAGGTTGAACTTCGTATATCTGGTGAACCAATCAGTCACGATACCACCTTCAGAAAACCAAGCTCTTTAAAGAACTCTCCAAACTCTAAGTCTGTTCCTTTAGTTGTGATTTGAAGAACAGTAGTACCAACGTCATGTTTTGTAGCTACAGTAGCTTTATCTACTGTTGCCCCTCTAGTTACACCAGTTAGATCATTGCCGCTTTTCCCACTGTATGTGGCATACTCAACCTTTGATCCATTCGCCTCTACATATTCTGGAGATCCAGATTGTATTTCTACCGTTCCTGATGACGCAAATTCAGTAGCGTCTTTTAAAGATATTGTCGTTGCCCCAACGGTCAATGCACTGGTGAGAACTGATGATGTGTGTTCTTTTAAATTAGTTACAGATATATCAGATGCCCGCAACTCACCCGGATTAGAAACTTGTTGTATAAATATCTCTAACGCTCTGAGAAGGTCGTTTACATATACCTTGTCGTACTCAATCGGTGGTTCTGGCAACCTTGGTGGTGCTACGCTTCCTAATGACACTATCTTCTCCCATCAGGACGTATGTCAATTCTTGGAGAGCCTAACTTCCATTTAGTTCCTGAAGCATTAGATGTTATTTTCAAGGAGAATGATCTGCCTCTGGCTCTTAAATTTAGTTGCTCTGTATACTCCTCTATGGGAGCGGCAACAGTTCTAACAACATTACCAGAACTAGCCGCCGCAAGAGCTTCTCCCGGACTATTGCGAACTTGTATTTCCATAGTGGCTTGAGCATTAGACAAGTTTGTAGACCCAACAAAAGTCATATCTGGTATGATCTTTGATATCATGGAGAACTGATGACCATCAGCTATATCCATAGGCGCTGACTGTATGAAGGAGTCCATAGCTACCCCATCAGCATCATAACCAAACTCATGGTTGTACAGATATCCAGCCTCTACAGCTACAGGATATGTTCTTGTGCTTCTGTCTAGCCATGCTGTTCTACGCATAGTTCCAAAGTACCAAATTTCTTCGGCGTAATTGTAAACTACATACTTGTCGTTTTCTCCATCACCACCGTTTGCTACAGAATTAGCATTAGATGGGTAAAACCATATAACCTCAGAATACTCTGAGTTGACGCCAGATGTTACTTTATCCGCTTGTGCAAAGTTAAAGTCATTGAAGACCAAATCTTTTACTGTGCATGGTAGCTGTTTTGTTTGTCCCGCATACACATAGAAGTTATCTATGCCCATCCAAAACACAAAGTCTTCTGTGGCTACAGCGGCCTTTGGCCCCATGATTGTGATGCCTGATGCCAACTGCTGTATGCCAAATGTAAAAGGTGGGCCAATAAATCTCATAGAGTGTAGTGATGCATCAGTCCACACAAGAATCTCACGCTTTGTCTCCACAGCTTGAACAAACTCTGAACCAGCACCTATGAGAAGATCTCCAGCAGTATTGATTGTTGTGGGCGTCCAGTCAGCGGCATTCTCTTGCGCTGAGAACCTGATCAATAGAGGATCTTGTGCAGGGTTGCCAAGCGGATTGCACCCAAACGCTATAACGTGTCTATCCTGATCGGAAACAAGAACCTGTTTTGCTACAGTAGGTGTGTTTGATGCGCCAGCAAGAGTTGTGATGTTTATCGCTCTTGTGCCTAGACCATTAGATTTGTCCCAGTAATATATACCAGCATCTCTTGGGTTTATTAACAGGTCTTCTCCAAAGTTATCTTCAGACCACAATCTGATCTGTGTCTGTGTTGTTAGACCGCCGGGGGCGGCTGAACCCCAGCCACCTCTACCCCATGTGCCAGCACCCCATCCAGTACCGCCAACCTGAGAATTAAGGCCAACATTGATTTGATAATTAGCACCTACACCAGTGCCGCCAGTTCCAGAATCGTTTGCATTTCTGTACACCTGATACGGTGATTGCAACGTAGATGTATAACCGCCGCTTGTTGCCGCCGCAGTGTCTGATCTGGCATGAATTAAAAATTCATCTGCATCTATTACTGTTACAACTTGATACTCTTGCTGTAATACAGCTTGAGTTATGTTGCCACTAGCGCCAAGTCCATTAGCGTCTACACCAGTAAATGTTACATAATCGTTTTCGTTGGCCCCGTGAGAGTTGTGATTAACCTTTATAGTACCCCAGTATATCGTAGCGCCTGTAGTGTGTGTGGCGGCTATCGTATTGTTGAAGCCCCTTGTAAGACCAATAAGTTCATTTGTTGTGGTGTCTACTGACTGATACTCTATTTCTTCACTACCAATCTTTATTCTGCCTTGCGGTGGTATATTAGCAACGGTAGAAACGCCTATAGTGGCCGCTGTAGCAGATACAGCACCGCTTGTTGTTGTGGTAAATGCGGTGAAGGTTATAGTGCTTGCTCCGCTACCTGAAGCTATCGCAGATCTTATAGGAGTAATGTCGTTAAAATCCTGACCTTCTTCAACATAGTATTTTAGGTGAGTGCCAATACCAAGAAAATCTGAACCATCAAGAGCAACCCAATTGTGGAGAGATCTGGCCGCGCCAAGATAGGTATTGTTGGTATATTTAGTCCATCCCCCAAACTTTTCTGGGTATCCAAGACGGAATCTAACTTTGTCACAATCTGTCCAGCCACCTTCAGCAGAGTATGCTGTGGTGTCTCTTTGTATTCCGGGCCTGAATTGTAATTTTTGTAATGGCATGACTACACCTTAATAATGTAGTTGAGGATTAAAGTTGGTTGCACGTTATTGTGAGCGTTTCCGCCACCTTGTGTGGTGTGCGAGGTGGTGTCAGCAACACGCGGCGTGTAGTTGAAACCCGCGTAATTATCAACGTAGTCATCTCGACTTCGTAAATCGCTGTTATAGTAGTAACTATTCGGCATTTCAGTTAGCGCAAGTGTGTGCGTCTCTGTACCACCAGATGCACCCAAGGCGTCACCATCCAAACCACCAGTTTGATTGGTCAGTCGGTCAGCAGATGCGCCACCCATATCATCCTGACCAGCTACAGTGCGGCCACGCAAATCAGGCACATTGAACTGTGTGGTCACTCCAGACTGATCAGTTACTCCAGCATTAAAAGCTGTGCCGCCGTATGTGTTGGATACAACTGCGTGTAACCCTCTATAGTCGTATGTGTTTAGTTGCTGTCCGTAGCACAAAACAAAACCACTTGGCGCTGTTACTCCAGCGAATGGCAATACAGAACCTATAGGCAATATCCCCGGAATGGCTGTTGTAAACGATAATTGTCCAGCACCATCAGTCACCAACGCCTGACCACTAGTTCCATCTGCTGTTGGGAATCCATAACCGCTAACAGAAAACTTACCTGTTCCTTGTGGACTAACTGTTATATCGCTGTTTGTGTTTGCCCTTATATCTAAATTACCAGTCAGCGTTGTTATGAGGTTGTTGTCTATTCTAGTATTTTGCACCTCA